CTCTCGCCGGACAAACCGGCGCTCGCGGCGTTTGGCTGCACCGGCATCGGCGGCGCTGTCGATGAAAACGGTTTCTGCAAATACGCGAACGGAATCGTTTATGTGATGAACGACGCCGGTTCGACCGTCGCGAAATACGATCTCGATTAAAAACTTCGCCGTGCTAATTTTTTCGACCCTACAGGATGGTCGAAAATCTTAGCGCGGCATCACCAGCCGTCGGCGCTTGCCCCTTGCAGGTTGCCGGAAACACGCCGAGGCGACGTGTGACGGGTTCGCCTCACTTCCCTTCCTGGGCGTTTCCTCCCTGACTTGCCCGGCGCCGGCCCTGTCCGGTTGCCGGGCATTTTTTTGGAAAGAGAAATCCTGCAATGGCCTATCAGCAATCCGATCTCGACGCGATCAAGCGCATCAAGGCCAGCGGGATGCTTTCCGGTGAGCTTCCGAGTGTCGGCCGCGTGCAATATCGCTCGCTCGCAGAACTTGAGCGCATCGAAAATTCGATCACGGCGGAATTGAACGCCGCGGCCGGCACGAAAGCGCCGCGCCGCGTCAAAATCTTCGCCGTCAAGGATCTCTGACATGCCGACGAAATCCAAACCGCGCTATCGCGTCGCCGCGCATGCGGATGGCCGCGTGAAGAGCATCAACGAAGTCATGCCGCCCGTTCCCACGGCCAATCTCGGCGGTGGATCGTCGAGCGGCGGCTATGAAGGCGCGCAGCGGCAACGCCGCCTGTTCGGATTCCGCCCGAGCGAGGCCGGAATCAACTCGCTCAATATGTTTTCGGGCTACACGCTGCGCGCACGCGGCCGTTATCTCGTCCGGAACAACCCCTACGCCCGCAAAGCGCGGCGCGTTTTCGTTTCGAACCTGATCGGCACGGGCATTCGCCCGATTCCGAAGCCGAAAGACGACACGCTCAAGACCCCGATCTCCGAACTCTGGAACGATTGGGTCGATGAAGCGGACGCGGACGGCGTCGCCAATCTCTACGGCCTCGAAGAACTGGTGGGAAACGCGCTGTTCGAAGCCGGCGAATGCTTCATCCGCCGCCGCCCGCGCCTGGCGCGCGACGGATTGAGCGTGCCGACGCAGATCCAGCTTCTCGAAAGCGAGTTCTGCCCCTACGAACTCAATTTCATCACGGCGACCGGCAACATCGTGCGCTCGGGCATCGAGTTCAACGCGATCGGGCAGCGCGTCGCCTACTATTTCTGGAAATCGCATCCCGGCGAATTTGCGATGATCGGCGCGAATACGGGTTACACCCGCGTTCCCGCCGCCGACGTGCTGCACATCTTCAAGCCCGAGCGTCCCGGTCAAATCCGCGGCGTGTCGTGGCTCGTGACCGCGATTGTCACCGCTTACATCCACGACCAATACGAGGATGCCGAGCTGGCGCGGAAGCTCACGGCGTCTCTCTTTGCAGGTTTCATCTATCGCCCGACCAATTCGCAGGACGATCCGCCCGTTCCCGGCGGCGACATTCCGGATTTGGGACCGCGGAGCACCGCGTCGGATGCCGATGGCGAAGTCGTGCAGGGCCTTTCTCCGGGCACGCTGCAATATCTCGAAGATGGCGAGCAGATTACGTTCTCGGAGCCGGCCGATGTCGGCGCGAACTACGAAGCCTTCGAATATCGCGCGATCCTGAAACTCTGCGCGGGCATGGACTTGCCCTATTCGAGCGTGTCCGGCGACTACAGCAAGGCGAACTATTCGAGCCTGCGCGCGTCGCTGCTCGATCTCCGCTCCGCGGTGAAGATGCTGCAGAACACGGTCATCTTCCAGATGTGCCGGCCGATCTATCAATGGTTCATCAACGATGCCGTGCTGTCGGGCGCGTTGAAGGTCAAGGCCTCCGCGTTCAACGCGAACAAGCGCGATTATCTGCGCGTGCAATGGATTGCGCCGCGCATGGAATGGGTGGACCCGACAAAGGACATGGCCGCCGACAACCAGGCGATGCGCTCGGGCGTCGAAAGCCGCGAAGCCGTCGTGCTGTCGCGTGGATCGACGCTCGAAGAGGTCGATGCCGCGATCGCGCGCAGCAACGAAAGCGCGGATGCGCATGGCCTCGTGCTGGATTCGGACGCGCGCCGCACGAATGCGCGCGGCTCGGCCGCTCCGCCTGACATCACGTCGCCGCCGGCGGAAAACGCGAGCGAAAAGCAGACGGACAATAACGACGAAGAAACCGTCGACGAAACCGCAAACGCGGCCTGACGGTCGCGCGAAACACGCAAGGAGAAGTTCACATGGCTCTCAAAAAGCATAACCGCCCCGCCGCCGAAATGTCCCGGCGTGTCGAAGGCGGCACATCGCCCGAGGCGCCGCAACAGCCGGTGGACGGCGCGGAAACTGCCGAGGCTCCCGCCGACGATGCGAACAAGCCCGCGGGCGAAGCCGAAGTGGTCGAAGAAGTCGAAACGACCGAAGAAATCGTGCCGGCCGATGCCGCGCCCGCCGATGCCGCACAACCTGCAGAAGCCGCGGAGCCTTCCGCCGCCGCGCCGCGTTCCGAACGCCGCGTGCGCGCGAACGATCTTCCGCACGTCATGGCGCGGATTTTCGACACGCCGCTTTTGATCGACTCCGGAAAGCTCGATGTCATCCTTGCCGCGCTCGGCCCGCGGCTCAATCTGCTCATGGCGCCCGCCTATCTCGTCCCGGCGGGAACCGCGATCGAAGGCGACATCAAACCGGGGAGGGTCGATCTTCTAGGCGCGGAAGCGCAGATGATCGCGAGCGCCTTCGGGGAAGATGACGATAATGGCGACGCTTGCCCCTACGATGTCACCGCGGACGGCATCGCCTGCATCAACGTGGATGGCACGCTCGTCTACAAGTCGAGCTGGCTTGCCTCGCTGTCCGGCATGCAGAGCTATTCGAGCATCGCCGATGCCGTCACCCAGGCGGCGGACGATCCCAGCGTCAAGGGAATTGTCCTGATGATCGGATCGAACGGCGGCGAGGCAAGCGGTTGTTTCGACGCATCCGATGCGATCTTTGCCGCGCGCTCCAAGAAGCCGCTTTACGGCGTTGCAACGGATCGCGCTTTCAGCGGTGGTTACGCGCTGCTTGCGGCGGCGTCCAAAATCTTCGTGAGCCGCACCGGCGGCGTCGGCTCGATCGGCGTCGCTTGCGCGCATGTCGATCAGACCGCCCAGGACAAGATGGAGGGGTTGAAATACACCTACGTCTATTCCGGCGCGCGTAAACTAGACGGCAATCCGCACATGGCGCTGTCCGACGAGGCGCGCGAGAACATGCAATCTGAAAGCGACCGCTTGCGCGGCCTCTTCGCCGCTTCCGTCGCGAAATATCGCGGCATGAGCATCGAGGCGGTTCTCGACACGCAAGCCGGGACGTTCTTCGGCGAAAATGCGGTGGGCGCGAAGCTTGCCGATGTGATCGGCACACCCGCCGATGCGCTCGCCGCGATGCGGGCCGAGATTGGGGCGAAAGCGGCGCCGTCTACGACGCTGGTTGAAGCTGCGCCCGCAGCGCACGCCGTCGAAGCTGCGCCTGCGGCGGTCGTGGAAGCCCCGGCCGTCGAAACCGCCGACATTCGCCCCGCGGCGGAAGTCGTCGAGCTCGACACCGTGCGCAGAGCCGCGCGCGGCGAGTCCGCAAACCTTCATGTCGAAATCGTCGAGCTTTGCATGCCCGCCGAAGAGCCGCAGCTCGCGGCCGAGTTTATCCGCACCGGAATTGGCATCGACCAGGTGCGGGAGAAACTGCAGATGCGCCGCGTAGACGCCAGCAATGCGCGGAATGTGAGCGGGCATATCTTGCCCGATGCTGGCGAAAACTCTCCCGCACGGATTTCTGCCGGTTGGGAAAAAGCCATTCTCGCGGTGCGCGGCAAACTGCGCTGATGCAGCGAAGCGGTAGCGCGAGAAAAACATAGGAGAACTGAAAAAATGACGACGCTTACCCAAAAGCCTGGCGCCGGCGGCTACGAAATCTCGAAAGCCAATGGCGAATTTTCCCGCGATCAGGTCACGCTCACGGGCGGTCCTTACGACGCGGGAACCGTTCTTGGCAAAACGCTCGGCAATGTGACTGTCGGGGCCATGACCGCCGCATCCGGAAATACCGGCAACGGTGTTCCTGGCACCTTCACGTCCGACGCCTCGGCGCCCGCCGGCGATTATAAGCTGGTCTGCATCAAGGCCGCGACGAACGCCGGAAAGTTCGAAGTGTTCAAGCCGGATGGCACTCTCGACGGCGTTCTGACCGTCGCCGCGGCTTACAACGGCACGATCAACGGCACGCTCGCCGATGGCGCGACCGATTTTGTCGAAGGCGATAGCTTCACGGTCAATGTGAGCTATGCCGGCGGCAAATACACCGAGCACAACCCGGCCGGCACGGACGGTTCGCAGAATGCGTCCGCGATCCTCTACGCCGCGGCCGATGGCTCGGCGGCGGATGTGGCCGTGACAGTCACGGCGCGGAACGCCGAAGTGAACAAGGGCGAACTCGTCTGGAAGTCGGGCATCACCGACGATCAAAAGGCAGCGGCCGTCGCGCAGCTCGCGGCCTTCGGCATCCTCTGCCGGTAAAGCCCGCGCTCAAGCAGCGAAGCGATAGCGCAAACATATCGCGGCGCAGGCGGTAGCGTCCAAAACCGCACCCAAGAAGCTCAAACACGAAAGGCGGCCGGATGTGTCCGGCCGAATGATCCCGCATGGTTTCTCTCGACATCTTCAACCAGGACGCATTCAGCTTTACGTCCCTGGTCGCCGCGATCGACAAGGTGCCTTACAGCCCCTCGTTCCTTCGCAATCTCAACCTGTGCATGCCGAAGCCCGTCACGACCAAAACCGTGGCGATCGAAGAACGCGGCGGCACCATCGGCCTCGTGCAGACTTCGCAACGCGGTTCCCCGGCGCCGAGCCGTGCTACCGAAAAGCGCAACGTCCGCTCGTTCGAAACCGTCCGTATCGCGAAGAAAGATCGCATCATGGGCGACGAAATCGCGAACCTGCGCGCGTTCGGTTCCGAAACCGACACGCAGACGGTGCAAAACGAAGTGATGCGCCGCATGTCCGGGCCGGTCGGCCTGCAATCCGAAATCGAGCTGACGTGGGAACACATGCTGCTCGGCATGGTGCAGGGCATCGTTCTGGATGCGGACGGCTCGGTCATCGTGAACTGGTACGACGAGTTCGGCATCGACCAGCCGGACGAGATCGCGTTCGACCTCACGGGCGCACAGGCCGCCTCCACGTCGCCGAACGGCGCGTTGAAGCTCAAGCCGTTCCTGCGCCAGAACGTCGTGCGTCCGATGCAGCAAGCCGCGGGCGGCGCGTTCAATCCTTCCACGCAGATTTATGCGCTGTGCGGATCGGATTTCTACGACGCCGTCACGAGCCACGGTGACGTGGCGCGCGCTTATGGCAACTGGTCGAACACCAAGCCGAGCGACGATAGCGGCGCCTTCGAAGTGTTCTACTGGGGCGGCGTGAATTGGTGCGACTATCGCGGCACCGATGACGGCTCGACCGTTGCCGTCACGGCATCGGAAGTGAAGTTCTTCCCCGTCAACGCTCCTGGCGTGTTCATCAACGCTTGGGCGCCCGGCGAAGGCATCAACGGCGCCGGCGCTCCTGGCGTGCCGCTGTTGCCGGTGATCGACGTGGACCCATCGAACCTCAAGGAATGGGCGGACATCCACCTTCGCTCCTATCCGCTGCACATCTGCTCGCGCCCGGAAATTCTCCTGCGCGGCAAGGCGGGCGCGTAATCCCTCGAAAGAGGGGACGCAGTAGATGACGGCCGCGCCGGCATGGCGCGGCCGTCATCGTTTTTTCCGAAACCCGATGCGCTCAAGCAGCAAAGCAGTAGTGCAAACGAAACGAGAAGGCCGACATGGCGAAGAGTGAACCGAAGGAAACGCAGCTCGACCTGCGTTCGTTGAAGGAGCGCATTCTGCGCGGGGCATTCCCACGCATCGCGCGCGTGTTGAAGCCCTACCCGAAAGACGCTTCGAAAGCGGACATCAACGCCGCCGTCGAAGAACTCGCGAAACAGGGCTTGGTGCATGTCGGCGGGCGCAGTCCCAACCTCACGGCAAAGGGCCTTGAACTCGCGCGCCAGCTTGTCGAGCGGTCCAAAGAATAATCATGGGCGCGTTCGGCGTTTTGCTCGACTCTCTGCTCGACAATCCGGACCTCGGGGTGGACATCGTCTACACCCCGGCGTCCGGATCGCCCGTTTCGTGCCGCGCGTCCTTCGCGCAGCCCGACATGGAAGCGCAGCTTGCGACTTCGCGCGTGCGTGATCGCAAGCGGTGGTTGCTCGTGAAGCAATCCGACATCGCGCAGCCGGCGAAGGGCGCGCAAGTCGCCATCGGCACCGATACGCTGCGGGTTCTCGACTTTTGGGCGACCGATCCTTCGCGCCTCACATGGACGCTATCGCTCGGAGAGGATTGCTGATGCAATCGCGCCCCGTCGCCGTCGCCGCGCTCGAAACCCTCATGCGCGCCGCGATAGCCGCGCCCGCAACCTTCGA